TTTGCAATAACTCCAAAACCTCTTGGTGTATATTTTTTTCCATCTCTTGTATAACCATGTTCATTCAAGTGAATAATGTTTTTGCGATTCATAGGACCTACCCATTCAATTAAAACAGCCCTTTCTTGACTACCAACTTTTGTATAAGGCTTAGATTTAGTCATTTCTTCTATACTGGCACCCGTATCTTTAAAGCTCTCGAACTCTTTCTTTAAAGCCTTTATAAAAAATTCAGATGCTTCATTTAAAGCTTTATCACTCTTAGCCTGCATTGCTTGTTTACCGTATACCGATTCTAATTTATTCAACACTTCAGGTATCCCTTTAATTTCTACACTCATTTTTCTGATAAAACCACTGTATTATAGCCAATATCTGGTGTATCAATTCTTATTTCTACAATGTTGAATAATTTATCGGAATATAATGCACTGTCAATTTTAACTAAGTGATTTGTTTGTGGTAGATATTCAGTTTTAGAAGACCTGACAATTATGGTTAATCCTGATTTTGATTCAGTCGCTTTTAAAATTTCTCTATCTTTCATAGAAGGATTATAAATTTTACAAAAGCAACTATACAATTTCATTTTTTCCTCTTCATCTGGATATGGTCCTTTGTTTATATATTGAAAAAAATACGCGCGATCTTTAAATTCATTAAATTCCATTTAAAAATCACCTACCACTTTTTTAATTTCAAAATCATTTTTTGCAATCCTTTTTCATTAAACACCTTGCTTCTAGATTGGTCATTTGAGTATCCACGACTTTCATAATCTCTTGCAATGATATATTTAATCGCTGTACAAAAAAGCGGGTATTCCAAGTCATCTTTGTCATAATCTGGAACCCCACTTAATAATAATTCAGACTTAGCCGATTGAATGAGACCTTCAATTAAATCATTTTCGAAATTATAGTCAATTCTCAACCACAATTTAATTTCTTCCAAACTCATTTCATCACCCCTATTCGGCTGATATTACAGCTGATTTAGCCTTAGCTGTTACATTAACCTTTTGGGGTTTAGCTGGGTAATGAACCTGTATTTTCTTTTGCTTTTGCAATTCTGAATGCACTGTCTAATGTACGTTGCTGATCATACCATGCTGTTAATACAAACAAATATTCGCCTTTTTTAACATCTTTATCAGTGTCATAAGTTGTTCCATCATAGTTAATTCCAAAATAATTGAAATCTCCCACAATAGGTTTAACTGCTGCATCTGTAAATACTACTGGTTTGCCAAATACTTTTTCTGCTGGTGTGTCAAAGAAATTTGTTGTTCCATTTGAAAGAACACTAATAATTTTGACATAATCTGCATATCGCATATAAATTGTTGCGTTATCACGGTAATCTTCATGTAAATCTGCTAAAGCGTTAATAATAGCATCATACATGTCTGCTCCCTCAACTTCTTTAACAGATCCATTATAAAATGACATGTGTTCTAATCCAGATTTAGGACTTACTGCTAAGGCATCTTTACGCTCTTTAGCTGCTAATCCTGATTGTAGTGCGTTTTCAACCCAGTTTACTAAATCTACATCTGATCCATGAATTACAGTATCTGAAATTGCAGCAAATACTTTGAATTTATTAGTAGTGAACTTGACTGTATCACCTTTTAATTTTAATTCTTTTGCTGTTTCTACGTCTGTAATGAAATCATCATCGTCTAAAGTGTATGAAACTCTTGGAATCTCTAAACCTTTAATGTTAGTTAGACGAGCTTTTTCACGTAATTGGTTTTTAGCAAATGGTTCTGAAACAATTTCTTTAGAAAGTGTTTTTGGTAAGAGCTTATCTCCACCTGAATCATTACCTGTTGGTAAAGCGTGTAATAAACGTTGTGCCTCCATTGAAGGTTTTTCAAATTCATTTGGTAAAATCGCGTGACGATAAAACTCTGCCTTAGCTTTAACCATCTTCTCATGATCATTTAAAGATTGATAAGCTTCTCCTGTGTCTTTAACTTTCGCTTTTTCTTTTTCTTCAATGTCTTGTACTTGTCTTTCAACAATGTTAAATCTTTGTTGTAAGCCTGCTTTTTCTGTTTCTAGTTGTTTGATGTCTTCCATATCAATATTTGGATCTGTTGCTTTCTGACTCAACTCATCATTTTTATTTTTTAATTGTTGTCCAATCATACCTAATGATTGTTTTAATTCATATAATGTCGGCATTTCATTTCCTCCTAATAACTCATTGTCATTTTTAAAATTTCGCATTCGCGTTTAATTTTTTCTCTTTTTTCTTTTTCTTCTAGTGACATACTTTCTTTAGGTGTTTCAACCAATTCAGATGTATCTACATCATCAATTTTTGTGATTTTGTCTACATCTTTCTTTAAATCTTCCGGGACGTTCTCGAAACGCTTATACTGCTCTTTAGAGATACTAGCAGCTATTTCATTAGCTCCTAAAACTTCATCTATTAAGCCAAAAGATAAGGCTTCTTCAGCAGTAAGCCATGTTTCTGCATCTAACATCTGCTTTAATTGTTCTTGATCTAAGTTTTTTGCTTTATCCAAATACGCTGAATTACTAACAGCATCTGTTTTATCAAGTAAATCCGCTGTCTTTCTTAATTCTTCTGCATTACCTACAGTCATAACCCATGAATTATGAATCATTAAAAAACTATTTTTGTGCATAAAAATAGTGTCACCACTCATAGCGATAACACTAGCAATTGATGCCGCTAAGGCATCGACATAGATATTAATTTTTGCAGGATGCATTTTTAGCATATTGTATATTGCATGCCCTTCAAATACACTGCCTCCAGATGAATTTATATGAACATCTATTTCACTGATGTCTCCTAGTTCATCTAGTTTATTTTTGAAATCTGTAGCAGTTACATCACTTTCAAACCATTTATCACTTACAATATCACCATAAATAAATATTTCACCTTTACTTTTTGATTTTCTTTTCATTTGAAAATACTTAGCTTTCATTGACATTTTTATCACCACCTTTCAAAGATTTTCTTAATTCAAGTGGCGTGTCAATTGGGTATAAATCACCGCTTATTAGCGGCTTATCTCCACCTTCAACTGGTGGTAAATCTTCCCACTCTCTAATGTCATTTATAGTGTAGTAACCACTACGAACTGCTTTAAAGTACACTTCTGCTTGTGTTGCACTATCAGCCCTTAAATAAGATTTAACGTTAAATTTAAAATACCTATTTTTTTCTCTGTCTGTTTTAGTAAGTAGTTTCCGATTAAATTCTTCTTCGTACTGTTTGATAATCGGCAATAAGGTATGTTGCAAATAGTACCGATTTAACTCTTCATTTTTCGTGAAATTTGTATTTGATTTTGCATTTAAAAATACTGAAGGTATTTGAAAAACATTAGCAACCCTTTCTCTTGTTAAATTCTCGCTTGCTACTATATCTTCAGAGACATATTTTTTAGGTAGCGGTTCGATTTCAACGCCCGGCTCTTGAAATAAAACTCCACCATTTTCTTTGTAGTATTGTTTAAAATCTTCTAATACTTGTTGCCTTTTTTCTGTATTTACATTGGAACCGTATTTAAGCATGAATGAATCTGGCTTTTGCATTTCTGTCAGGTTAAAGCTTCTTACTGCATTATCAAATTCAGTTGTATTTTTTAACACATCAATCGGACTAATACCTTGAACCATATTAGATGCTACAATGTGTTTGAAATGGAGCACATCCATGTTATGAACAATTAGTTTGTTACCGGTCGCAGCATGAATTGAATAGTAAAGCTCACGTGATTTGTTTTCAATCAGCATCTCAACAACATCTGGATTTAATAAGAAAAGCTTTGCAGGTTGGTGATAGATATCTCGTTCTATTAATACATATGCATTACCTTTTTCATTTCTAATTGTTTCAATTTGATTAATAAAATCAAAACTACTTAGAGAATTATTTGGTGACACTGTAAGTAAATCAGATACTTCTGTATTAACTACTTTATAATCTTCATACATTTTCAAGGGCAAACTAGCCATCGAATTAGATAACTTTGTAATAGCTGAAAATATCGTTTCATTAGTTTCAAGCGTATTATTAATTACACCCCAAAAAGATTTATTTTTCCATGGGCTAAAGTCATAAAGCTTAGAAGTTGACTGATCAATCCAATTGTCTATCAATTTTTTCTTTATGCGTGTGATAATATTCTCTTTTGCGATAACATTCACCTCCTTAACGCATTATGTCTTTAATACTAATAAACTCTATGTTTCCTTCACCACTATCAGAAACAACTTTATTCATAATGTCTGTGTATGTGTTTAAAAATGCTGCGAATCCATCTATTTTACGATACCTACTTTGTTTTGAAGGTAACCAGTTTCCATTTCTGTCCAGTTTTAACTGAACATTATTGATATACCATTTCATTAAAGGATTGTTATTAAATATTATTTTGCCGTCTAAAAACATCTCTTTTAGATCTTTCAGTGCTGGACTTAAAGTCAAAGCCCCTTGTCTTGTTTCTTCTGTTTCAAATCCATAATTTTTTAACTCTTGATTTAGTTTGAAAGCATTGGCTCTATCATAAGTAATTTTTTCTACAACATAATGCTCATTCATCTTTATTATCCAATTAAAGACATCCTGATAATCAATATACGGTTTATCTTGAATAGTTAGTAAGCCATCTTCTTCCCATTCTCTATATGGTATTTTTTCATTTGAGTACTCTACCTTATGCTTAGGAATCCATGAATGTGTTAAGACAGCAACTTTACCATTATCTAACGCAAATGTTGCACATGCGGCTGTAAAATCTTCTGTCTCTGATAAATCGTAACCAATCGTACAAGGTCTTCCTTCCAGCTCATCTAAGGAAATAATGTCATTATTTTTTTGAAGCGTTGGATAATCAATGAAGCTCATTTCGTCGTTATTAGCAAATATATTAAATCTTTTTGTTATAAAATCTCCACGTTCAGCTGGTGTTCTCTTAGCTTTTTCCCACTCTTCTTTCATCTCATCTAAATTTATAGAGACACCTAAGTTGGGATTTGCTTTTATCCAGTTCGACGAATCATTAATATCATCGTCATCATCCAAAGATGCTAAATAATAAAAAGTTCTTTCGTCTTCTATGATTTGATCTAAGGTGTCTCTTCCCGCTTCTACCATATCAACAAGTGGACCATCTAATTGATACCCTGCTGTCGTAATGTAGATGAGAAGAGGTTGTAACCTTGCAGCTCTTGAGTTTTTTATAACTGAAATCAATTTATAGTCTTTAAATTCATGAATTTCATCAAAAATCCCCATGTGTGTATTCAATCCATCTAACTTATCGCTATCTGATGCTTGGGGCATAATTTTTGATATCGTTGCGTCATAATGGATTTCATCTCTTAATGTTCTGAAATTTTTATCAAGCTTTGGGCTAGCTTTAATCATCGCCTTAGATTCATCAAATAGAATCCTAGCTTGTTTCATTACGTTTGCTAACAAATGAATTTCTGCACCATTTTCTCCATCTTGTGATACAGCATAGTTAGCAACCCCAGAAATAGTGGTTGTTTTACCATTTTTTCGCCCCATAAATATCAAAGCTTCTTTAAACCTGCGCAGTTTTGTTTCTTTATGAACCCAACCAAACAAACTGCCAATAATAAAATGTTGCCATGGTTGTAATACAAGTTGACGTTTAGATCCTTTGGAAGGTTTACAAAACTTTTCTATGAATCGAATAGGACGGTGCGCTAATTCTTCATCAAATACCCATTTACCTCCATTTTCTAGATATCTAAGGTGTCTCTCACATTCTTTTTTAACATATTTGCTTGTTTTTATTTTCCCTTGAGTGACTTGCTCTGCATACCATGTTGTTAATAGTTTTGGTGAAGGTTCATTTAAAACTTTAATAGTCACCGAATCCACCTTCTTCTTGAACTATCTTTTTTCTTTGTGCTGCAGTTAAACCCATAGACTTGAGTAAGTTATTTAGTGTTTGAACTGTTTTTGTCAGTTCTATGCTTAATGGATTCTTAACAATATTGCTCGCACCAGCCTTGTTTGTATGCTCTATCATCAAATCACTATTTTTAAGTTCATCTCTTAACCGACAATAAAATTCATACGTTTCTATATACAAATTAATTAATATGTCATCAGATTTTTTATAATCCTCTATATATTCTTTCAGCTGTTTTTTTGTTAATTTCATATAAAGACCCCCTTTCATAAAAGTTTATCCGCGTTGCAAGCGAAGGGCCCCCGCCGGTACCCGGCGAAAAAACATTTTAAGCCGATGGGCAGGGGGCTATAAAATTTTATTTAAATAATTTTTTTGTTTAAATTTTTAGAACTCTAATTCTCTTAATATTACTTTTGTCATTATCATTTGCATGAATTTTGTTATGACAGCTATAACAAACTGACATTAGATTATCTAAGTCTAAAGCTTTGTTAAAATCTTCATCAATATAAATAATGTGATGTACAATGTTTGCATCTGTTACAATATCTTCGCGTAAACACATTTGACAAAGATAATTATCTCTATCTAATGCTATCTCTCTTAACTTCTTCCATGCTTTTGAATGATAGAACCAATCGTATTGATATGACTTACGACCATGCTTATAAATGTTATTACGCTTGGTCAACTCTTACACCTCTTTGATTGCATAACAAAAGACACACCGCATAGCGATGTGCCTCGTTTACTTATGTCGTATAACTTTTAGATAACTTTATACATCTTTCCGATACTATCATATTACTACAGATTTGTAGGCCTTTTGCACAATCTTTGCACAATGTTATTTGATACCCGCATGATACGCTACCGCTTTAACAAAGTTCTTTCGTACTGTAGTAACTGTATTACGATGCATGTGACATGCATCTCCTATTTGCTCTATCTTTAG